GCAATCTCATCAGCGGTCGGGACGTCCAACCCCTTATAGCTCACGCCTTGCATCTGGGCTTCCTTTTCGCGCGTCTGCATGGTCGAGATAAGTCGTTCAGCAACCGACTCGCCCACCAAATCAGATAGCGCCTTCTTCTTCTCGGCAGTTAGCATGGAATCTCCTCCCCCTGCATGTATCATACGCATGCATAATCTGTGGTACAATAACCCATGACCGCGCCATCCCTCTTCGAGGCGCGGTCGCTACATTTTTTACGCCTCGTACATATCAGACCCAACCACCACGTCGCTCGATGCTGTTTTTGGTGTTACTGGTCGAGTATGGCGGTAGGTCAAAATCTGATTGCGCCCACTCCCGCGAAAGTTTGGCAGATTCCACACGAACCAGAGCTGGTCACGGATGACATAGAGCGTTCCGTGGCAGTCCTGCCGAAAGATGATTTGCTGCCATGGCGATCGGGCGTTCTCACGTTGCCACACGCGAATCCCGAATGGCCCTCCAGCAGTGAGACGACTCATCGATGTCGCCCACTCACGGCCGTACGCATCCCACACATCAGCGGTGAGCGTGGCGGTGTACGTGCCACCCGGAATGTTGAGCAGGACATCAGGGCCAACGATGGCGGACTGTTGCTGGACTTGCGACGGGATGTTGAGCGCTGCCTTAACTCGGTGAATGAGACTCATGGGAACCCCCTTATTCTGTCATGCCAAATTCGGTCATTGGATTTGCCGCACGTCCGGGTGGTGTGATTGACCGCTCGAAGATACGGATGTTCTCAAACACGCCATCACCATCTGGCTCGGTTTTGGGGTGCTCGAACCCAATCGACACCTGCCAGCCCTTGCCCTTCTGCATAAGCGCCTCAGCCACAGCGTCGTTGGTTACGATGCCACTCTCTACCAAGTACTTGCCGTCATCACTCAGCGCCTGATAGTCAGTGGTGCCGATATCCAGCCCGGGCACGTGCCAAAAGCGAAGCGGGCCATACTCACCTGATACCTGCGCTTTCTCGAGTGCGCCCTTGAGTGCTTTAGTGGACACAATCTCTTTGTCTCGATCACGGTACGCTGTGGAGCTGATGGCCACCCAACGATATCCATCCTTTGATTTGTACACGGTCATCTGTGCAGGTGCGCTTGCTGATTTAGTTGTGGTGGACTTGACCCGCCATTTACCACCACGAGAGCGATACCACGTCGATGCAAAGGCATTTGCATAGCGTGATGGATAGACACTATAGCGACGCTTGGCTGCGGCGATTGCTCGCTTCCAGAGGTCGGGATTGGTTGGGATATTTTCCTTGACCGTCATGGCGTCAAGTTGTCGTGCAACCTTATTCGCCCATGCCTTGCCAGCGTCGCCACCCCAGAGCAAGTGAGCGATGTACCCATTGGTTGGGTTAGCAGGATCACCCCAGCCCGGCCGCTTATCAACAGCATGCCGTGCAAAGAAGCTCACCATGCGTTTGATGGTCGAATCACTCACTCGTGTGCCGTTGCTTAGGTCGCGTGCCCGAGCGATACCGACGGCCGTGCCACCACGTCCAAACTGCGAGCGCAACTCGAGGCCACGCTTTGCCGCTTGGCGTACGCCATCTGGCGGACTATGGCCATCAGCCTTGGTGGTCTTAGTGCTACGCAACTTCTCAATCTCATCACGGAGTGCAATTGCTGCATCACCATCGGTCTCACGCTCAAGCTGTTGCTCAAGGCGTGCGATATCACGCTCACGCTTGACAGACTCACGCCTCTTCGTTGCCTCGGTGCGCTTGGCAGTTGCATCAGGCTTCTTTGCGCCACCCTTACCGCCACCACCCCCGCCACGCTTCTTCTTTTTCTCTTCGGCCTCTTGTCGCTTGGCCTCACGCTTAGCCTCAGCTTCAGCGCGTTTAGCGTCTCGTGCCTGCTGGCGTGCATCACGCTCGGCACGCTTGGCGTCTGCACGGTCGATTGCCTGTCGTGCTCGGTCGGCGTTACCTGACTCGGCGGCTGACGTCACTTGTTTGCCAAGTGATGATACATACACCTTGTCGCCGACCTTTTCCATCAGGCCTTTGTCGAGCAGACGTTGAACTGACGGATCGTTGGCATCTTGCGCCGCATCCGTGTTGAGGAGCTCGTAATCACTCGCATCGAATCCCACTTTATCCAGCGTGCTCATGGCATTGTCACGTGCCTCGGTCGCACGCTCGGCCGACCGCTGTGCTGCGGTTTTCTTAGGAGCCTTACCACCACCCTTCTTTGGCTTTGCGAATCCCTCGACGCGTTTTTTGGCCTGCTCGACTTTGTCGATACCGCCACCCGGCTTCTCGGCGAATTTTCCCGACGCATCGCGCACAAACTCACGCTCGGCCTTGTATGCAGTCATGTACTCATCCATGGCCGCCTTCATGCCGATTTTCTTGGAGAGTCGCGTGAACTTGCGCTTACCGCCGGGCGTCTCGCGTGCCCACTGCCGTGCAAAGTCCTGATTGGTGGCAAATGCCCACTTCCACTGCGCCTGTGATCGGAATGGCATTAGATGTTCCTCCCCATGTTATCAACCTCGGTACGGATAGCACGCTGGACGATGTCGCCAAGCTCTTTATCCCATTTCACTTTGGCGGCATCCGTCCACTTGCGTGCTTTCGTGCCCGGGTGTCGTACTTGCTTGCGGAATACGATTGGACCCGACACCTTGCCCTTATTCGAGCCGAGATAGCCCGGTTTTGTCTTGGCCTTATATGACCCTTGACCGCCCCACTGGAAACGCAGTCGCTTAGCACGCTTCGGGCGGATGATGTGTGGCTTGGTGCCATCATCGAGCATTGACCACACGCTGTCATCAGTCGAGATAATCCATTCAGCAGCCGATACCTCGGTTGCTTTAAAAGTAGGCTGATGCTTCCATGTGGCCGTAGTGGTCTTGAAATCCACAATGACGTCGCGTGCCGCATTTGACATGCCATTGCGGAGCGCGCGAATCAGGCGCTTTGCCTCAAGCTTTGGCGGCACGATGACCTGCATTTTAATACCCACCTTGCACCTCCAATCCACGTATCTGCAGTGGTGACCACATCGAGGCACGCACTACGCACGTTTGGCATGAATCCTCGGCATGGCGCTCCCAATAGCAGTCATAGTCGCCACGCTCACGGTCAATCACGACGATGCGCCACTTGCACTTGCAATTGCCCATGCACTGTGTACCCTGCGCTGGCATGGCAGGGAGTGGTAAGAATTCCGTGCGCCCCTTCCAATACGGCTCTTTGATGCCATTGGCATATGAGACCGCCCGTGCTGCCTCTTTGCGCTTGAACTCTCGCTCACTCACCACCTTGAGATAGAAGCCGTCAAAGTACGATAGTTGCGTATTGAGGGAATAGCGCAGGACGCTTAGTAGCTCGGGTGTGAGCTCACTCACTCCCGAACCGAGAAGCCCGCTTGCCGTGTGGTAGCGCACGATCTCACGCTTCATATCCTCATACCATCGCTGGACGGATTCAAGGTTAGTCACATTCCCCTCACCATCCACACCCTCACGCATCATGCGTGCGGTGCGCCCTGCGAGGTAGAGTGCGAATCGTGCGATGAGTTGCTCGAGCTTGTTCATGATGTCAGCTTCTCCAGTAGTCGCAGTGCGCTCTTGAGCTCATCATCAATCATACGGTCAAGCTCACTGCCGCTCGGCGCACGCCCTGCAGGTGGCTCGCCTTGGTAGAAGAGGTCAGCGCTATCAGCCAACCCTCGCACGGTTTGCTTGAGTCGGATGAGTGCCTTCTCGGCATCGGTTGGCACTTGTGCTGTGGCCTGCGCTTCGGCTGACGTTTGCGCTTGCGCCTCGGCTTGCGCTTGGTCGGCAATCTGCGCAGCCTGTGCGGTCGTCTCGATGTTTTCGCTATCAGTCACTACGCCGCCTGCCGTGGAGTCCGTGGCGAGGAATTCGCGCGGGAGGTAGCCATCGTCCACGAGGACATTGAGCGCCTGTGCGGCACTGATGACCTGTAGCTCGATGAGAGGCTTGAGTGCGCCTGCCCACGCCGAGAGGGTTTCCGCTTTCTCCTTACGGTCCTTCTGGTCGCTCTCGGCAAAGTAGAAGCTTACTGCATCGGGGAATACCTGATGGGTGATTGCGTTGGCGAATTGCTTGCGGAATGAGGATAACCCTCGTCCTTCGGCCGCTTGCGCAAGTACGACTGACTGTTGGCCAGTGCCGAGCCCTTGCCCTGAGAGTGGTTGAATCTCACCCACGAAGATGCCAAGTGCATTTGCATAGCGCAGGTAGGCGTCGGTTCGCTCAGTCGCCGCATCGAATCCATCAGGAATCTCTGCAAGCGGAATCGTGGCAATCGATGGTGTCTCATTCCGAATCATCGGAATGATCGTCGAGCCATTGTAGACTACGTAGCCCTTCTGGTCCTGCATGGCGGCGCTCGAGTTGAGTGCTTGCCCGAGCTGGTCGCTCGTGATGCCATTGACGATATGGATAGCGAGGTTGCGACGGCCTGATACTTTCTCACGCACGTATGTCTCAATGGCAGTGAGCTTGAGGATGGTCTCGAATGAGCGACGCGCTGCACTGATGCCCATGCCGTAGTGTTCGGTGCGTGGTGATGGCGTGTCGGCGAACATCAACACGTCATCGGCGCGCATCACGTGCTGACGGCCACGCATATCCACATAGATGAGCGGGAACTTCGGGTCGCCTGTACGGTAGCATCGGAGGCTGTCGAGGTGCATGAGGCCGACGACCTTTGACCCTGCCGCACTGGATGAGCGCACGATCTCGATGAATGCGCCATTATCCGTGGTGAGATAATCCCGCAACACCTTGGCGAGACCTGCCGTGTAGTTGCCGTCCAGATTAAGCATCAGCTCTTGCGCTTGCTTGATGCGACGTGAGCTTTCGGTCGTGTCGGAAATCTCAAACCCGATGGCGGTCTGCTTGGAGATGGCCGTCGATACCGCACTCGACCACATGTTCTCGATCATCGGCGTTTCGGACAGGATGGCGTCGGCCGCCTTGGTGCCATAGGGTGGCAGTCCCGTTGCGCCTTTAATCCCCTCGAGGAGACCAGCGCCGAGGAATTGCCCCCACGTTGATGGCCCGACCACTACGGTGAATCCGCCGCTTTGCGTGACACGCTGGCCATCATCGCGCGTCACACTTTTCTTGATTGCGTCATCGGTCATACTATATTACCTTTGCACGTATAAATATGGCGGCACAATTCACGACGGTCTGTGGTGTTCGGTAGCGCCGATTGGCTCGGCAGTGTCTGCAGAGACAGGAGAGCATCTGCATAAGTGCTCCTACTAGTACAGATTTAAACCAAGCGCAGCATGTGCCGCCATGGATAATGCTACAACGCTATCAATCTTATTGCTAGTATCCCTCTTGACGATGCGAAGCCGATGACCCGTCTCATCCACTTTCGCGTTGGCGTTCATTAAATGCTGACGTACTATAGTATGCTCGCCATTGTGGACTAATCGGCGTGTCATGATGAGCTGACGGAGTGCGGCGTCCGATTCGAGGCGTCGTGCCTGCTGACTGAATGGCTCACACCACACGGCATCCGATAAGCGCTGTGCGAGGTAGTGCGCTTGATATGGATCGTAGGCAATCTGCACGACGTTGTACTGCTTGATGATGGCACGGATATCCTGCTCGATTTGGCCATAATCGAGTGGTGTGCCGTTTGGCTCCCACACCTTGACCATACGGAGTGCGAGCATCTGGTCAGCCTGTGCGCCGTAGCGACCAACGCCCACGAGTGCGAATGTGTCGCCACTGATAGCGGCGTCCATGCCAAGCACGATAGGCTGACGTGGCGAGAGTGGTTGGAGCGCCTCCTCGATGCACCCATCCCACATACTGATTGAGCCGAGAAATGATTCATCGTCATCGGCGTACACCCACTCGCCAAGGCGCAGGCGTGCGTAGCGTGTTCCTGTCAGTGCGTCCAGCGTGGCCAGCGTGCGTCGGCCTTGGTCTGTCCAGTCGGTGCCATCGTGCAGGCTTGGGTTGTCCTCGTGGCGTGAGGTATGTATCTGCAGTTGTCCGGATCGGGCGCGCTCGAGTATCCAGTGCTCGGGGTCTTTTGGGTTGGCGTCGCCGAATGCCATCGGGTATGGCGTGACGGCACCACGTCCCGTCGTGCGTGTCGTGATGGTCTCCCACTCTTCCTTGGATAGCTCCTCGCACTGATTGACGTAGATGCCGTCAAACTCGCCCGAGAGGATTTTGTCGGGGTTGTCCATGCCAGCGGTATTGACCACGCTCCCATTGGGATAGACCCATAGGTATGGACGGGTGCCGCCAAACTCTTCAGGCTTGGTGCCATGCGCACGGATCACCCGCTTCCACGAGCGCACGGCCGTAGTGGTGAGGGATTCGGCTGTTTTACGCATGATGACCCACCGACTCCCCGGGTAGGCTTGTGCCATCTGGTGGAGCTTGTAGAGTGCGGCGAACGTCTTGCCCGTCTCACTCGGTCCCGAGATGATCCACTCGCGCGCCGTCGTTGACTGGATGGCCTCGGCTGCGCCACGGAACGTAAGCCCGGGCTTGGCACGTCGGCGTCGCTCCAGCTCAAGCTTGGCCAGCAGGGCAATCTTACTGGCGTTCGAGCTGACTGATGAGGTTTGCGAGTTCGTCATCACTCATCCCCTGAATCTGTTCTGGTGTCACGCTGACACTGATTTGCTTGGACGTCTGCACGGTGTCGAGGCCGAGAAGCTTCGACCGTCGCTCCATGATTTTGAGTAGTTGTTCGACTGCCTTGAGATTGCCCGACTTGAAGTCGCTGTATACCGACACCCACATCTCGTCAAGGCGCGCTTGCTCGAGGCTAACCTCATACGCTCGCATCTCGAGGGATTGCTCAAGGTAGGCGTCGAACACCTTTTTAAGGTCTTTGGCGATGGTCTGGTGACTGGTGCCAAGCTCCTTGGCAATCTCACGGTATGATAATCCAAGCTTGCGGAGCTCGAACGCTCGGTGTGCTCTCTGTGCGGTCATCGTCGAGCCCTTGGCCGACTGCCGCTGTTTTCGTGTGGCCATATATCCTCCTTACAGCTCCATCGGGTTCTGATTCATCCAGTACTGGATACGACGCTCGGCAATGTCCACATACTCAGCGGTGATATCGATGCCCACAAAGCGCATGCCTTCCATCATTGCCGCACACCCTGTTGAGCCACTGCCCATAAACGGATCGAGCACGGTGCCACCCTTTGGCGTCACGAGGCAGACGAGGTGGCGCATGAGGGCGATGGGTTTGACGGTGGGGTGGTGGTTGGCTCGGGGTGCGGTCGGCTTGTTCTCATATCCGCCATTTGGCGAGCGTGGGTCGCTACGCCATTCAGATGCGAGTAGGTTGCCATCTTTATCACGCTCGGCAATGACTCGCACCTCCATCCCCTCCAACCCCGCCTCTCGCTCAGCCCTCGACGCTTTGGCGATGTAGAAGAAGCGTGAAGCGCCGCCGGAGTCGTTGTATGGTGCGACGCCTGGATATTTTGTGCCTAATCCCCTACGGTAAATGCTGTTATCATTTTCCACTTTGTCTTTTGCGCCATACGGAACATTAGGGGACGGCGCCTTAGATTTGCTATATCCACTCTGCTCATCCAGCGCTTCGGCGGCGTGCTCGTCGAGGATGACGTTGGCGGGCCAGCGGCCGAGCGGTGAGGTTTCATTCCCGCCGTTGCCTTTGCGATGTCCGTATATCAGATTATTATCACTACCGCTACCTGTTGGCGCTTTGCCATCGTACTCCACCCTGC